CAAACATAATGGTTAAGAAGGTATATCAGAACAAAGAAGGTGGTTTAAACCAGAAGGGTCGAGATTACTTTAAGCGTACCGAAGGTGCTAATCTTAAACCACCAGTATCAGCCAAGGAAGCAGCAAAGTCACCAACTGCTGCTAAACGAAGGAAATCATTTTGCTCGCGAATGTCAAACGTGCCTGGGCCTATGAAGGATGAAAAAGGTAGGCCTACTCGTAAAGCATTAGCACTTAAACGCTGGGACTGTTAAATGGCTAACCAAACTTATCTTGAAACAGTTAATAATGTATTGATTAGGCTTCGTGAGAACGAAGTTAGTGCTGTTACTGACACTTCCTACTCTAAGTTGATTGGTAGGTTTGTCAACGATGCAAAGCGTCAAGTAGAGGATGCTTATAACTGGAACGCTCTATCAGAGACTATCCCTGTTCAAACCACTGCTGATCTGTTTACTTACTCTTTAGAAGGCATTGGTCAACGCTTTCGTCTTATTGATGTCATCAATGAGCAAAGCAACTGGACTATGAGTATGGAAACAACAACGGCTATGAACGAGTTGTTTCTCAATGCTGGTAATCCTGTACAGCGTGGCGCGCCAGAGTTCTTTAACTTTAACGGTGTTACTGCTGATGGTGATACATTGGTAGATGTCTACCCTGTCCCTGATGGTGTCTACAACCTGTATTTTAACGTCATCAAGCCTACGCTGCCTTTGTCTGCTAGTGGTGATCAAATTATTGTACCAGCCGAACCTATCGAGTTTTTGGCCTATTCCAAGGCATTGTTAGAGCGTGGTGAGGACTCTGGTATCAACAGCACTGAAGCATATCAGTTGTATCTTCAGTCACTAGCAGACCATATCTCTGCTGAGGCTAACCGTTATCCTGATGAAATCACTTGGGTTGATTACTAATGAGACCGTTACAAACTGCTTCTATCGGTGCGCCAGGGTTCCTTGGTCTAAACAGCCAAGAAAGCAGTGTACAACTATCTTCAGGGTACGCATTAAAAGCAGAAAATTGTGTTATCGACAAGTATGGTCGTATTGGTGCTAGGCGTGGTTGGGTTCCTGTAAACACCACAGTCAACACTGATCTCGGTAGTACTAACCCTGTACAGTTTCTGTTTGAAGTAATTATTCCTGGTAACAATGTTTTAATTAGTGGTGGTAACAATAAGTTATTTACTGGTACTACCACAATGACTACTGCTAATATTCGTAACGCTACTAACAGTGGTAATTTAACCTATACCATCACTGCTAATAACTGGCAAGCAGCAGCATTACCTTTTGGTGATGGCTCTGCTGCGTTACCCCACGCTTACCTTGTTCAGTCTGGGCATGAGGTATTAATGTTCCATAACCTTAGTAGTTCTGGACACAACCATACTGGTTCATACGGTTTTCAACGATTAGGTGATATCGGTACATTACCAACAGGATATTCTACATCTACATTCAAGCCTAACTGTGCATTAGCAGCGTATGGTCGTGTATGGATGGCTGACATTGTTGGGGACATCCAAACAGTTTACTTTAGTAGATTGTTAGACGGTGCTGACTTCAGTGGTGGCGATAGTGGTTCTCTGTCACTTAACGCTGTGTTTCCTAGTAACGATAAGATCGTCGGTCTTGCTGCACACAACGGATTCTTGATTGTCTTTGGTAGGAACAACATCGCTATCTATGGTAACCCTATCGATGTTACTCAGCTTACTCTAATAGATTTTATTCCTAACATTGGTTGTATTTCTAGGGATAGTATTGCTACTACAGGTACTGATGTTATCTTCTTGTCTGATGCTGGTGTTCGTAGTCTACAACGAGTGCTTATTGAGAAGTCGTTACCATTCAGGGATATGTCTAAGAATGTCCGTGATGAATTAATGTTAAATGTGGTATCAGAAACAGCAGCAAACATCAAAGCAGTATATTATGACCGTGATGCTTTTTATTTACTTACGTTACCAACAACAGGTGTGGTATACTGTTTTGATACAAGAACAGCATTAGAGAACGGAGCAGCACGGGTAACTACTTGGAATAGTCTTGATCCAAGGGCTTTCTTTGTTAATCAAGCCAAAGAGCTGCTGATAGGTAAGCCAGGATACATCGGTAGGTACTCTGGTTTCTATGATAATGGATCTGCTTATCGTTTGTCGTACTATACAAACCATTTTGACTTTGATAGCCCTACAACACTAAAGATACTAAAGAAGATTGGTTTTATTGTTATTGGTGGTGGTGGCGCACAAGTAGCAGTTAAGTATGGTTTTGACTACGAAGATAATTATTTATCACAGACTAAGATACTTGCTGGTGGTTCTGCTTATGAATATGGTATTGCAGAGTATAACATAGCAGAATACTTTGGTGGGATTATCTTAGAAAGATTCTTTGTTAATGTTACTGGTGCTGGTACTATTGTTCAGATTGGATTAGAGACAGATATTACTGGTAATCCTTTCTCAATACAGAAAATAGACATTGCATCTAAAGTCGGCAAGACAGTTATTTAAGGAGAATTAAGTGGCAGACTATGTTAAAAGTACAAACTTTGCTGTTAAAGATTCTTTAACCACAGGTAATCCAGCAAAAGTTGTTAAAGGCACAGAGATCGATGTTGAGTTTAACAACATTGCCTCTGCTGTTAGTTCTAAGTTAGACGCTACCAGCCCTACAATATCTGGTAACATTATTGTTACTGGTAGTGTTACTGCTAACTCTTTGGTTGTTGGTACGCAAGCAAGTAAAGCAACAATTAACTACTCAACCAACGCTGCCCGTACATTAACAGTACCTGCTGTTGCTGGTAATCGCACCTTTGCTTTCCTTGATGAAGCACAGACATTTACCACCAGTCAAACATTTACAGCAGACCAAACTATCGGTGCTAACCTTACTTTCACAGGTAATCAACGAAAGTTAGTTGCGCCGTTTGATGGCGCTCACCAGAATGTTAATGCTTTTTCGGTTCAAAACTCAACAACTAATGGCGGCACTGTTCTTGGTTTAATACCTAACGGTACAAACAAATCATCTGGTTTTTACGCCTATACATCTTCAACAGATCAACTTAATTGTAACTACGGGGTTTTTTATGCTGATAATAATCAAATTAAAGTAGGTTCAGATTCTGTTGGTACAGGTACTACCACTAAACTTCGTTTTGATACTGATGACTTTGAAAGAATCACCATTGCTCCTACTGGCGAAGTAAGTATAAACACTTCTACAGCATCAAACACTGCTCTTAAAATAGCTTCTGATGGTCGTACTTACTCTTTACAGGCTGATAACAAGATTCTGTTTAACGATGTTTATGGAAACACAGTAGGTGCTACCAACAGGGCAATGTACATAGACAACGGTGGTGTTATTGGTGGTTTGTCCTCCACACGTGAATCAAAGACAAACATTACTCCTATCACTAACACCGATTGGATTCTGTCGTTAGAGCCAGTATCATATAATCGCAAACTAAAGAACAATGACGATACTTACTCTGATGTAGCAAGCCCCAACACAGAGTTTGGTCTTATTGCCGACGATGTTGCTACTGTTCGTCCAGAGATCTGTGTGTTTGTTAATGGTAAAGTCTCTGGCATCAACTATGAACAGCTTATCTCACCGATGCTAAAAGAGATTCAAAAGTTACGAGCAGAAGTAGAGTCGCTCAAGGAGAAAGTAAATGTCTAATACACTGAATTGGAAAGTATACAACCTTATACGAACAGTACCAGAAGGTGTTGTTACTATGGTGTGTTGTCAAGTGTTTATGGTTGATGGTGAAGATAGGGTAGGTGGAAACATTAACCAAGATGTTCCTTATAAAGACCCATCAGATCCTGACTTTGTTCCTTTTGATAACCTTACTGAAGCACAAGTTATTCAATGGGTACAGAATCAACTTGGTCCTGAAAAGATAGCAAAGATGGAAAGATCATTACAAGCATCTTTGAATCAAAGAAAGACACAAAAAGCAGAAGGTCTTCCTTGGTAAATGAACGAATCTTTAACTATACACTTTAATAACTTGAAGTTACCTCTTGTTGCTCAAGAATGGTTGTTAGACTTTTGGGATGTTATACAAGGGTTGGATGATTGGCGTGATAACGATCCTGTAGACAATAAAGAAAAAGAAAAAGTAATCTATCAGGTCATGGTTAATATGCCTTCTAATCCTTTCTTTCAGAAGTATGCTTCTCATCTTCTACCAATAATGAGTAGTTTAGTCCTTAAATGGATTGCTGCTAACAAGTTAGAAGATAACAAAGAAGAATTAAACAAGGCTTATATGTGGAGGGCCGCTTACTACGACTTGGTGTTAGAAGTCGTTCGTTTAGTACATGGATATAAGGAAGCCGCTATTGTTTCAGATTATGTGGCTAAAATGTACGGTGAATCTTTTGAAGATTATGTTAAGGAGTTTATAAATGCCTGATCCAGTAACCGGAGTAGTTGCGGGTGGTTCTTTACTTGCTAGTAGGCAAGCTGGTAAATCCGCTGAGGCAGCCGCTAGAACCGCTGCTGATGCTCAAACAGTAGCAGCACAGATCGCTGCTGAAGAAGCCCGATTTAGACCAGTAGGTATAACAACCCGATTCGGTCAAAGTAATTTTGGCTTTGATGACGGTAAACTTACCAGCGCTAGTTACACAGTCTCGCCTGAGTTACAAGCACTACAGTCAAGGCTACTCGGTGTTGCTCCAGGATCGTTAGAGTCTGCTCTTGGTGCTGGTGCTGAGTTAGGCGCTATCAGAAGCGCTGTACCAGGGTTGTTTAACCTTGGTGGGCAACTGTTACCAACATCAGCAGCAAGGCAAGCATCCCCAGAGGAACTTGCTTACGCACAGCAACTAGGGATGTTAGGCCAGCAGGTAACACCGACATCTTATGATCCTACTGCCGCTGCTCAAAGTTACTTTGCTGAACAACAAGCAATGTTAGATCCTGTCCGTCAGCGTGAAGAACAGCGTCTAGCATCATCAGTGTTTGGTCGTGGTAGGGCTGGTCTTAGTGTTGGTGATATGGGTCAACCAGAGTTGTTCTCATTGGCGCAAGCCCGTGGTCAACAAGACTTGGCATTGGCTGCACAGGCTCGTGAGAGAGCAAGACAAGAGTTGCAACAGGATATTGGCTTTGGTACTAAGCTGGGTGCTGCTGGTATCACTGCTCGTCAACAAGCAGAGAATCTTGCTCGGGCTAGGTTTGCTGAAGATTTACAAGCAGGTACAGGGTTGTTTAGTACAGGCGCATCGTTGCTTGGTCTTATTCCTCAGTACCAGACTCAGGCAATGTCTCCGTTCCAAACTCAACTTGGTCTTGCTCAGATGATTGAGAACCTTGGTCAACAGCCTCTTGACATTGGCGCACAGTTGGGTGGTAGAACCGCTACTGCTGGAGCGCAAGCAGGTGAGGCATTGTTGTCTGGCGGCTTAGGAGCAGCAAAGACTAACTTACTTGGTGATGTAATGTCATCTTCTTCTCGTTACGGTGCTTTGCAAGATCTACTTAAGAATAAAGATATAATGGCAGGAATTAGTCGAGGAGGTAGTACCTTGTTTGGTGATATTTTCAAACCTTCTGCTAGTTATTTCCCTTCAGGCAGTTCTGATCTTGATTTTAGTAACATAGGTTAAGGAACAGACATGGCACAGTCACTATTTGGTGTAACAGCAGACGAACTTCTTGCAGCAAGGGATCTTCGTCGTCAAGAAGCAATCAACAAGGAAGCAGAAGCCTTTGGTGTCTTTGCACCACTGTACGCTGCTAGTCGTGGTCTATCACAGACTGGCATCAATGCTCTTGCACAAGGTTTGTTCCCTGAAGCACAAGATCCAGCATTGCGTAGGGCTACCACTACTCAATCCATTGTTGATAAGTATAAGGGGCAGGATATTAATGACCCTGATATACTGCGTAGAATGGCTTTGGATTTCTCCAATGCCGGTTTGACTGATGTTGCTTTGCAGTTAGGAGAAGAGTCTAAAAAACGTGTTACAGCGCCTGTTGATCCAAAAAAACAAGCTGAATCGATTGTGCTTACTATCGGTCAAATTCCTCCTGGAGAGCGTACTGAAACACAAAATTCGATGTTTGAAGCTGCGCAGAATCTGTTAGCGCCAGTAAAAGATAGAGAACCTTCTAAAGTAGGCGTGTCTACTGATGGTAAGCCTGTGTATCGACAGGGACTTGAACAGTTTACATTAAGCCCTGGTGGTCAAAAGACACCTTACTATGGTCAACTTAGAGAGGGTGGTCAATCTATAAATATTTCTTTTGATACACCCAAAGAAAAGTTTGCAGCAATCACAGAAGTAAACTCACAACTTAAACCTTTAACAACTCAAATTAATACTCTTGATCAAGGTATACGAACACGTTTAAATAGCAACTCCCCTTTCTCACAGGCTGTGTTTTCTCAAGTAGTTGCTAGTGCCTTTGGTGATGCTCAGAAAGCAGCAACAGAGATTGAAAAACTAGTAAATACTGGTACACTTGGTCAAAGGCTTGAAAACAGTTTTAACTTGTTCTTGACTGGTAAAGTAGGACAACTTACTAGAGATGACCAGATGGAAGTTCTTCTTGGTCTAAGAGAATACATTGGTGGACAGTATGATCAAACAGCAGCGCCTTATCGTTCAGCAGCAGGAGACAAGGCTGATGAAATTGCTCCGTTGGCGAATAAGCGTTTTTCTTTACCTAAGTTGTCTGGTAATCGTGAGTACATTCCTATGAGCGTTGTTAATCAGTACAATCTTAAAAAAGGTGATACTGTTAAACAAGGTAAGAAAGAATTTAGGTATAATGGTGATGGAACTATTACCGTACTGAAAGGTGAATAATGGCTAAGGAAAA